TCACAAAAGTCGTTTGGATTCCACATTTGGAATTTCTCCTTCAGTTTTTGACCAAAATGGCTTTTTAGGAACTGACAAACCGCGCGTCAGTTCTGACATTTGATTGCGCCTTTCTTCTGTTGCGGTTTTCTTTTGAATGTTTTGGCGACGAATCCAGTTGCGCCAGGTTGCATCCCAATCGGTCTTAACCCCTTTTTGACCTGGTTGGGCTATCCAATAATCTTTGAATTCTTCAAACACTTTATGCGGAACAAGGTCTGGACGTTCTTGTTTACAGAAATCAGACCACTCAGGATTCAACAAACAATCTGCTGGTAAGCGCGTCCCGCGCTTCTTGTATTTATTTGGTTCTTGGTTATTGGTTCTTGGTTCTTGGTTAGCATAGAAAATCGTAGCGTTTGCATTCCGTTCGCTATGCGTTCGCATTGCGTTCGCATTGTTCCAACGTGCGTTCGCACTGTTTCGAGCTTTTTCGCTTTTGCTATGGTACTCAGAAATTTCTCTGTCACAACGATTGTGATGCCATTTATCCACACCTTTTTCAAAAAAATGACGCAACAGCAAACGCACTGTTTTTTCATCCGAACGCACTGCAAATGCAATATCGTCAACTTCGTTTGAAAAAGGTTTTTCTTCTGTGTAATACACCCACAACATTCTTAAATATGTTGTGAGTTGATGGTCATCAAGGTTAACCGTATCCTTAATGAAATCACCAATGTGATGTTGGTAGTAAAACATTGTTCACTCTGTTCCAAGTGCTTCTCTAACAATGTTTCCTTCTTGGCTAACAATCGCAATAAATTGATGAACTGTTAACCATATTTTTTGGTCTGATCCATCATTTGTATTTTGTGTAATACAAATAAAACCAGAACCATCACCATGAATTTCAGTCTTAAACTCCATCGGCAAAGACAACATATAAATACCCCAAAAAAAAGGGGCTACACCTGGAATCTCACCCTTTCGGATGTTGGCGGACTGGCGCAGTGCCAGCAGATTCCATGTGTAACCCCACTGCGAAACGCCGCCAAGCGTTGTTTTCATCATTCTACAACATTTCTATTCAGCACACAACATCATCAAGTACAGCCATAGCATCCAACCGTACCAGGGTGCACCACCAAAGAAGCAAATCACAAAACCCAATGGTGCAACGATCAAGATCATTTGAACCACTCAGGTTTTAGATACATGAGCTGAAATAGTCTGCCCTGAGGAATTCGTTTCCATTGCCATACAGCACCTCTAGTTACCCCTAACATTCTTGCCAAAGCAGATTGTGATCCAGCAAGAGCTATTGCCTGTTCTTTAGTCATTTGTACATCTTACTACACTTTTGATGACTTTTGCAAGAGTTCGTATTAGGGTTTATACCTATAAAAAAAGTTGTGTGAAGTGTCCATTTTACTATACAATGCTACTCATGCCCTAGCAATTCCGCATAAGGGTCTTTTAGGAGAAATTATGGCTCATCTTATTGAAACCAACGTGATCAGCGGCAAAGCTGAGATTGCATTTGTTGGCAAAGTTCCGTGGCATGGTCTTGGTCAAAGTCTTTCCCCCAACGCTCCAATTGAAGTTTGGAAAACTGAAGCAGGCTTGAATTGGCAAGCAGAGATTGCTAGAGCAATGTTCATTCCTGAAATAGGCAATGTTGCACATCCTGTTCCTGGGCGTAATGTAGTGTTTCGTAGTGACACACAAGCACCATTAGGTGTTGTAACTGATCGCTATCGAATTCATCAACCTGGTGAAATTTTGGACTTTTTCAACACACTGGTGCAGTCCGCCGGTTTTAACCTTGAGGTGGCTGGCGCAATCAGTGGCGGCAAGCGCATCTGGGCACTAGCAAACGTCAATCGTGAGGCTTGCGTATTGGGCGATGACGCTGTGCGCGGGTACTTGCTCTTGTCCACCAGCTTTGATGGCTCCACTGCAACTATTGGACAATTCACCAGCGTTCGTGTAGTTTGTAATAACACGCTGTCAATGGCAGATCGTGAATACTCTCCATCACGCGTTTCCATCACTCACGGCGCACGATTCGATGCCAGTTTGATGCGCGACAAGTTGGGATTGGTAGTCAATGGCTTTGATGGAATGATGGACAACTATCGCAAGCTAGCTCGCCAAGGCGTATCTACGGAATTTGTCAAGAAATACTTGACAACCTTGTTCCCGCCAACCAAACAGCTTGTCAAGGTTTCCGGTGTTGAGATCAAGCAGGAAGTTTGGGCAGATTCCCGCGCATACAAAAAGGTGCTGGAATTGTTTGATGGCAAAGGAATGGGGTCTGACTTGCCCGGTGTCAACGGCACTCGTTGGGGTTTGCTTAATGCTGTTAGTCAATACATTGACCATGAAAGAGGACACAACGTAGATACACGCATGAACAATGCTTGGTTTGGACACGGAAATAGAATTAAATCAGAAGCAGAAAACTTGTTGATGGTTTAAGACGTATATTTTGCGATACAATCACATCATGCCGTAGCACATCGCAAGCGGTCTTTTTGGGGCAATCATGAACGAACCTACCGACTTCCAAGTTTTCTTGATGGCACTTGTAGCAGTGCCTGTCTTTTACTTCCTTCTCTGCTTTGTTATGGGGATGTAACATGAAAGTGAAATCCATTCTTGATTCAGACTTTGAATACATCAATGCAGCTAACACCGATGTAGCTGCCACCTGGGAAAAACATGGCTTTAAGTCTAGCCGCCAACTCAGTGCAGACACCATCCTTGAGAACATTCAAATGAATGTCAATCAAGCATACAAACCAGATGACCCGCTTCGTTGGGCATATCACTGCGGAATGCTTATGGCAGAAGTTCGTGAACTCGTATATATCATCAACCTGGGACGTTAATCATGGAACCATCTTTCTCCACAATCGCTGCTGCACTTGTCAAGGCTCAACGCGCCTTTGGCCCTGCACTCAAATCCTCGACCAATCCACACTTCCGCAGCCGTTACGCTGATCTTTCTGCTTGTGTTGAGGCTGTCATTGACGCGCTAAACGCCAACGGCATCATGCTTACTCAGCAACTTCACCCATGCGAAAACGGTGTCATGGTCGAAACCATTTTCCTGCATGAATCTGGAGCCACCATGTCGGCTGGCAAACTGCACGTTCCTGCTACCAAACAAGACGCGCAGGGTTACGGTTCAGCACTGACGTATGCTCGTCGCTACTCACTGATGGCAGCTTGCGGTATTGCTCCAGAAGATGACGATGGCAACGCCGCCAGCAAGAAACCTACTCAACAGGTTGTATCAGTTGACGTTACAGATTTCCTCGCGGCTATCGATGCCACAACTAATAGCGATGAACTTGCATCTGTGTACCAGGAAGCCATTAAAGCCTGCGGTCAAGATCAAGCTGCACAATCCAAAGTAATCGCTGCAAAGAAATCGCGCATTGAAAAAGCAAAAAAGGAAAAAAATGGGTGACACCATCACCATGCGCGAATTTCGGCAAACGCCGCTTTATCGCCAAATTGAAACACAATCAATTCGTGAATTTTTTAAGGAAAGCAAAATGATTGATGAAATCGAACAACGCACTGACCAATGGTTTGCTGCCCGTTTAGGCAAAGTGACAGCTTCTCGTGTAGCCGATGTGATGGCTAAAACCAAAACAGGCTACAGCGCCAGCCGCGAAAACTACATGGCCCAACTGGTTGTAGAGCGCATTACTGGCGAACATGCCGAATCGTACACCAATGCTTCAATGCAATGGGGAACAGATCAGGAACCGTTTGCCAGGGCAGCGTATGAGGCCGCTAAAGGCGTTTTAGTTGATGAACAGGGGTTTGTACCACATCCTACAATTGAAGGCGCTGGCGCGTCTCCTGACGGGCTTATTGGGGACGATGGGCTGGTAGAAATCAAGTGCCCCAATACATCTACGCAAATTGACACTTTGCTAACAGGATCGATCCCGTCCAAGTACGTTGCTCAGATGCAATTCCAGATGGCTTGCACTGGACGTAAGTGGTGCGACTTCGTTTCATACGATCCCAGGATGCCAAACAAAGGCCAACTGTTTATTCGACACCTAGAACGTGATGACGAATACATCGCCAACATGGAAAGCGAGATCAAAAAGTTTCTGTCCGAATTGGATGAGAAAGTGAAAAAACTTAAACATATCTTTGGAGAATGAGATGTCAAAAATGCTTAAAGAGCTAACCGTAATCACTGGAAATTACACCAATTCAAACGGTCAAACCAAAAACCGTTACCAACGTATCGGGTCGATCATTGAGACCAAGAACGGCCCTATGGGTAAGGTCGATGTGATCCCGCTAAAGGAAGGCGGTTGGGACGGTTGGTTCTACATTAATGAACCACGACCTAACGAACCACAACCATCCAAAAACACTCGCAAGAGTTTTATTGACGACGATCTGCCAGACTTTTAACTTTTAAGCAGGCCACCGATTCTCCTGGCCCAACCTTTACCAAAAGTCCCCCACTGAGGAAGGCTTGTCATAAAGATTAACCTTTGTGACAGCATATTCCTCAAGACCACATCAGCAGACATTGTTTTGACTGCTGATAAGGTCTGGGGGCCAATGATTCCATCATCATTGACACAAACTGCCCTTTGGAGCCATTTAATAGCCTGGGCGGGGCCAGAGTTCACCGCTGCATCAAATACAGAATAGCGCAGCAAATCAGGTAGTTGATCGATCTGAATTTTTCCCCAATACTTTTGCCAATAAATTTGTTTGGCAAACGCTACGGGTAGGTCTTTCATTTTGCCGATATAACCATTGGCAATTGCTTCTGACTTGGTGACACCCCAGTTAGTCTCACCGCCTGGATCGTTTGGGTTGTTAACGTAGCCGCCTTCAAATCCCATCAGAATATCAAAAGCGGTGTCAAAGTTCACGCAACACCCTTAACTTTTTCGTAAGTTCTAAGGGTTCCCATGCCAAGAATTCCAAACATCAATTCCCACAGGTTGTTGTCTAAAGTAGGCATATCAGGAATTGGATGGCCTACTGCTGCTGAAATACCAACTGACAATGGCCTGACAAGATATTGGTATGCAACAGCGAATCCGCATATCCAAAGAATGAATGGTCTAGCACCAGATACAAACAAGGAAGCATTACTAGCCTCGATCTTGTTTATGTCTAACTGTCCTGTCATCTCTGCGAGTTCGCCTGATTGCTGGAGCTTAATGAGTTCCAACTTGGCGGCAGCAGCTTGAGTAGGATCAGGCCATATTCTGTCTATGACCTTACTACCAATTTCCAATGCAACAGAAATAGGATCAAATGCCATCAGTGTTTACCAAAGAAAGACATGAAGTATCCAGCAACTGTAGATGCTGCTGAGACAATAATCATACCGACCCATAGACCACCACGGCTTTGATTTGCCAAGCCTACAAGTGTCTCCAATTGCGATTCCATCTTATCAATGGTTTTTTGCATATCGTCAAATCTACGCTCGTAGTCTTGGACTTTTTGCCACATCGCGCCGTAACGCACTGGGTCTATATCAGGAACAGCCATGTTATTTCCCTAGATCAGATATTTTGTTTTTACCAGATTGTTTGCCAATTTCTGAAGCCTTTTGCATTTCTTTTTCCATCTTTTTTACGGCTTTAGTTTCTGCTTTGGTAGCTTTTGCAGATTGAACCTTTGTTCCAATTTCTCTGCCAATAAAAGCGCCACCACCAACAGCCAATGGGTTTCCTTCGCCCAAAAAACCACCAACAGCAGCACCAGTAGCAGCACCAATACCAGGTGCGCCCTTTTCAAGCAAACCAATTCTGCGTTGTTGCAATGCAGCGCCTTCATATTTTAGGCCAGGAGTAAATTGACCAACATAATTTAGGGCGTGAAATTTTTGCACTTCGTCTGGCGGGAATGTTTCCACAATCTTTTGTCCAATAGTGGAATTCATCACGTTGTTAGCTTTCTTGGAACTCCATTCGCCAACATTGCTTGCACCAGCTTTATAGACTTCACGCGCCAAAGAACCATCAATTTCAGCTACAGCAGCGCGAGCAGCATTTTGCAATTCTTGTGGAACAGGTGGCATCCCTTCCGGTGCATTACGAATACGACCTTGAGACAATTCATTAAGAGTGTCACGAATATGCCGCCATTGATCTTTGGGCAAGTTGTTTAACTTAGATGGGATTTTTTCCAATGGGGTTGATGATGTAATCACCCCGTTTTTGTCCATCTCACCAAACAAAGTTTTAATGCCTTTAGAACCAAAAATGGTTTTTTCCACTTCATGGATTTTGTCACCAAATTTGTACAAAGTTGGGTCAGCAACTGCCGCAATGTCTTTATCAATAGCTTGGTTAACGCGCCGAATGGCGTTAGCGTTTTGCGGTGTCCAGTCGGCATTGATTGCTTTACGCACGGCATCATAAGCAGCGACAGACCCAGGTGGGTGCATCACGCCGTTAATATCTTCAAAGCCAACTGTCTTTGCAAGATTCAAATACTCTTTGGCTGCTGATTGTACGCCTTCAACGCCTTTGATTTTTAGCCCTGCCGCCCATTGAGGGTTTTTCAGCAAATCATCAACATGAGTTGTTTTAATTTGATTGTTGCCAACTTTATTAAACGCTGAATCATAGATTGTTTTTTTAGCTTGATTCAAATATCCAACAATACTAGACCCAGATACATCTTCTGGATTAACTCCATGAAACACATCGTTAATAAGTTCGCCACGTTGTTCGTCATTTAGCAATTTGCGTGATGCTCCAGTAGCATCCACTCGATCTTCAGCAAACTTAGACAAGCCAATTTGCTCATTGGCAATTTGCTCTTTCATTTTCATTCCCAATGGCGTAGGTTCAGCCATTGAAGCTAAGGCGTGTTCATTCCGCAACAAATTGTCATTGCCAGTTACAACACCTGGTCTTGGTTTCAATCCAGGCAAAACTTCTTGGAATAACTGTGAGCGCAACTGCTGTTCCTGCATAGGAACGTCTTTTGGAATCTTAGAAAGTTTGACTTGTGGGAATGTTTCGCTCCCGCCTCGTTCTTCACCAGTAATTTGTCCAAAATATGGATTGTGTTCTGTTTTAGCAGCCCCAACGCTACCAAGAGGTGTTTTATTTTGCAAAGCCTCAAATTGCGCTTGTGCTTCAGCAGGTGTCATTCGTGGAG